TCAGTCGGACAGCTTTGCGAAGTACGCCGCGGCTTTTTTTAATATGTCCCGTTCGTCGGTAACCCGCTTCAGCTCTTTCTGGAGACGGCGGATCTCGGCCTGAGCATCTGACTGTTCTTTATTAGTGGAAGAATCCGGACCGTACTTCTTTATCCAGGCGTAAAGGCTGTGGGTGGTGATATCGAGACGTGTTGCAACGCTGGCAACAGAATAACCGCGATCAACAACCTGTTTGACTGCTTCAATTTTAAACTCTTCGGGATAACGCTTACCGCTCATGGGCACCTCTCTTTAAGCCATCTTAAATGACTCTGAGGTGTCTGTTAAACCCGTGGCGATTCAAATATCGTTCTTAAAAATGAGGTAGCCAAGCTAGGCGGCGATCCTGATTTTTTGGGTAATGTGGACGTTGAGGGGAAAGCATGAAACTGGAATCCTCCCTCAAACACTTCAGCCCGCAGGGTATGCACATCAGCGACGACGTGAAAGGAACCTCTCCGGATCGTCTCACCGGTACAGATGTAATGGCGGCTATTGGTACCACCAGCAGCCGCGCGCGGTTTGGTCTGGCTGCTTTCTTCGGAAAGGCCGGGATCAGCAAAACGGATGAACAACAGGCTGTGCAGGCGCTGGCGCGTCACGCGATGGATACTGCACCGAAGAACGTGCGCAAAGCTGCTGGTGGTGAATTTGGCTGGTGTATGCTGGTACTGGCGCAGTTTGCCTTTGCTGAGTATTCCCGTTCGGCAGCTACCAGCGTGACCTGTCACACCTGCAAAGGCAGCGGATTAACCTCTCAGTATGAGGATGTGATAAAACATCCTGGAGTCTTCAACTCTGACGGTATGGAAATCGTGCCTCCGAAAATCAAGCACGAACTGGTCAGGCGTGCATGTGTGGCATGTAACGGTAAAGGTGAGCTGTTGGCCCGGTGCCGTTGCGGTGGAAAAGGTGAAGTGCTCGACCGTATTGCGACAAAAGAAAGAGGTGTGCCGGTGTTCAAAACCTGTGAACGCTGTTCCGGAAATGGTTTTTCTCCGGTACCCTCTACGGCTGCATATAAAGCGATTCTCAGGCGAGTTCCGGAATTACATGTCAGAACATGGACCCGCAACTGGAAACCATTCCTTGAGGCGCTGGTAGATATTTGTCACCGGGAAGAGCGTAAGGCTGATGCGGCTTTTCAGTATGCGACCAGTTTTAGCGATGATTTCAACAAAATTTAGTATTTTCACGACACATAGCTTGATTTTGTCCGAAACTGTCGTGTATGCTTCTAATCATGTGAAGTTGTACCTGAACAAAATGAATCATCGAAACCCTGCCGCCTGGTGGGGTTTTTTATGACTCACTGTTTATTGATGTTTGTCTGAGATTGTTGCGTTTGTGTGGATGCTCAATCCAACGGATATTAACATCCTGGTGGTTTGTATAAAAGAATTTAGCTATTGTATAGGCGCAGTAATTGAGTGAATCAAAAGCGTCTTCACCGCTTGAATGCATATATAAAGACAGTGCATCATTGTTAATGAGATAATGCAGCCACACTCCACCGTAATACCAGCACGTGATATTTTTATAATCGACGGTAGTGGTTCCCTTTTCTTGGTCATTTAACCATTGAATCAGTGTTTCCTCTGTATTCTGATTTGTATCTGAAGTGACAATGGCTTCCAGAAGGACATCATTCCTGTATATGTATCTCCTGCCTTCCCAGGAGCGGCTGATTTTATAATATCGGGGCATATTTATTCTCAGATGATTTAGCATTTCTGGTAAAAAAACGCTCACCGGAGTGAGCGGGCAGCAACTACTATAAAGACACTCGGGAATTACACAGATATTGCTTTTGTTTACCCCTCATAAAGCCGGGCAAAGGTCGCTTTATAACTGAGGGGCCTGTGCAGCGGAACACAATCTACAGGTCATTGTTGCCAGACGTGAGCAGATAATTCTTAAAATAATAAACGTGGTAAATTATCATGTTATGGTAATGATGTTGCGGTGAATCCCGTTAGCACGGGGTATAAATGGTTAACTTGCTTATCATGTGTGATGCGAGTCATTGTATAACCATTCAGTGGCTCACCGGATAGCGTCGGCACTGCAACATCTACTCTACTCATTACTTAACTCAAGGCTACTTCGGTAGCCTTTTCTTTTCCACTCACCCGATACCCGGGTAATTAGTCTCCCGGACAGGGGGAGGTCATGAAAATGCACTTTGATCCCCATTCGTGGGACAGCTGGAGCGAACTTTTTCAAAGCTGGTGGCGGAGAGACGTACCCATTGGCGGCGTTGTTATGGCAATCGTTGTTGCGTTTTTCCGCATGGTCTATAACGGCAGCAGCTGGAAAGAAACGCTGTTTGAAGGGTTGCTGTGTGGTTCCCTGACCCTGACGGCGGTTTCTGCGCTGGATTATTTTGATGTGCCGAAAAGTCTGACAATAGCCATTGGCGGCACTATCGGATTTATCGGCGTGAAGAAAATCAGCACCATCATTTCAACGTATTTCAGTAACCGCTTTGGCGGTGGCAACCCCCCACAGGTTTAATCATGAATGAATCCCAATTTCAGCAGGCGGCTGGTATCAGCTCCGAACTGGCCGCGCGCTGGTATCCGCATATTACTGCGGCAATGAAAGAGTTTGGTATTACAGCAGTTAACGATCAGGCTATGTTCATTGCACAAGTTGGGCATGAATCTGCTGGTTTTACCTCGCTGGTCGAGAGCTTCAACTACTCGGTAGATGGGCTGATGAAAACCTTTGGTAAACGCCTGACGCCGTATCAGTGTGAAATGCTGGGGCGTGTCGATGGTAAGCAGGTGGCCCACCAGCCGCAAATAGCCAATCTGGTTTACGGTGGCCGCATGGGTAACAAAGACGCCGGAGATGGCTGGAAGTATCGCGGGCGTGGGCTTATCCAGATTACCGGGCTGGAGAATTACACCAGATGCGGCGTTGCCCTGAAACTGGATCTGGTGGCGAATCCGGGACAGCTTGAACTGGATCGTCATGCCGCCCGTTCCGCAGCGTGGTTTTTTGTGACTAGAGGGTGTCTGAAATACTCCGGCGACCTGGTGCGCGTTACGCAGATCATTAACGGAGGGCAGAACGGCATCGGTGACAGGCGAGAGCGCTTTGAAAAAGCAAAATCGGTGCTGGTATGAATCTGTTACCTGTATTGCTGAAAAAATACTGGTTGCAACTCTCAGTGACTTTGCTGATTGCTGTACTTGCATGGACAGGCGGGATCGTCTTATTGGTGCCATTGAAACCGCAGGCCCTGGTACGCTGGTCCATCCGCAGTATGGCGAAATGCAGGGCAGCATTGACGGACAGGTCAGGCTCACTCACAGCAGTACAGAAGGGCGCATGTGCCGTGTCTCCTTTCAGTTTGTGGAAAGTGGTGAACTTTCTTTTCCGGTGGCAGGAATGGCAACGGCGAAGCGCCTGGAAACGTCAGGCGGGCTTTTCGACGATGCGATTGACAGTATGTTTTCCACATTCTCGTTGTCAGGTATTTCTGATTTTATCCAGAACGATGTCATTGCCGATGCTGCCGCCATGCTGGGCGATGTTGCCGATGCTTTCAGGATGGTTGACTCCGGCGTGTCTGCCGCAATGCGGCTGTTACAGGGGGATTTGTCTGTCATTCTGATGCCACCGAGCGCCGCAAGTGATTTCGTTAACGCACTGCAAAAAGCCTGGCGCTCACAGGCTGCTGCCGTACATACGCTGTATGGTTATATCGATTATCTGGCCCGGAATATGCTGCCTGATATGTGTGATGAGGACTGGCTTTACCGTCACGCGAGGATTAAGCGTTGTCCCAGGAAAAATGCCGTATCTGCGAAGGGATTTGCACGCTGGGATGGTATTGCCGGAACGCCGGAGATCCCCGCGGGTACACAGATTCAGCGGGATGATCAGGTTACATTCACGACCCTGCAGACGGTGAAAGCTTCCGGCGGCCTGTTACGTGTGCCGGTTATTGCTGATGTGGCGGGAACTGCCGGTAATACTGACGATGGTACGGTGTTACGCCTTGGCACGCCGATTACTGGTATTCCTTCTACAGGTTACGCTGACACTCTGACCGGGGGGGCTGATACAGAGGAGCCTGAAACGTGGCGCGCGCGCGTCATGGAGCGCTATTACTGGATACCACAGGGGGGCGCTGATCCTGATTACGTCATCTGGGCAAAGGAAATCGCAGGAATAACCCGTGCGTGGACATTCCGCCATTATAAGGGGACCGGCACCGTTGGGGTGATGGTGGCTACCAGTAACCCGGTTAATCCGGCTCCTGGCGACGATCTCGTTAAGGCTGTACGTGACCATATTTTGCCGCTGGCACCTGTCGCTGGCGGCGGTCTCTTTGTTTTCGCTGCCACTGAAAAAAGCATTCCGGTAACAGTCGCACTGGCCAAAGATACCCCGGAAATTCGTACTGCCATTATTGCGGAGTTAAATGCGCTGATGCTGCGTGATGGCGCGCCGTCCGGAAAAATTTATGTTTCGCGAATCAGTGAGGCGATAAGCCTGGCGACCGGGGAAGTGGCACATCAGCTACGTGTGCCGGCGGCAGATGTGGTTCTGGGAAAAACTGAACTTCCTGTCCTGGGGAATATAACCTGGGCCACCTATACCGGGGAGAACGGATAACTATGGCATTACAGGACGAATATACGCAGTTACTTTATCACCTTCTGCCGGAAGGGCCTGCCTGGGACGGAGAAAATCCACTGATTGAAGGGCTGGCGCCGTCGCTGAACCGGGTACATCAGAGAGCGGATGAACTGATGGCTGAAATTGATCCGGCCAGAACCACAGAACTGATAGACCGTTATGAACAGCTGTATGGCCTGCCTGATTCCTGTGCACCGGAAGGCGTGCAGACATTACAGCAGCGCCAGCAACGTCTGGATGCAAAGGCGAATGTTGCCGGTGGTATAAACGAGAGGTTTTATCGGGAACAGCTTGATGCGTTGGGGTATACCGCTGCCACCATTGAGCAGTTTCAGAATCTCGACAGCACACCCGATCGTGAATGGGGGGAATTCTGGCGTTACTACTGGCGTGTGAATATTCCGGCCGATGCGAACATCAGCTGGCAGACCTGTACAAGCACCTGCGACTCTGCGATCAGAACGTGGGGCGATACTGTTGCTGAATGTGTGATTGATAAGCTTTGTCCATCGCATACGGTTGTTGTTTTTGCTTATCCGGAAGGAAAAGAGAATGCACAGAATTGATACGCCCACCGCGCAAAAAGATAAATTTGGTCAGGGAAAAAACGGATTTACGAATGGTGATCCCGCCACGGGCCGCCGCGCAACGGATCTCAACAGTGATATGTGGGATGCAGTCCAGGAAGAGGTCTGTACTGTTATTGAAGCCGCCGGCATACCACTCAGTAAAGGCGAACATACGCAGCTTCACGCCGCCATTGGCAGGCTGATCGATGAACAGGTTAAAACCCGTCTTGAAAAAAATCAGAATGGCGCGGACATCCCGAATAAGCCGCTGTTTCTCCAGAACATCGGTTTAGAAGAAACCATAAATCGTGCCGCCGATGCACTACAAAAATCGCAGAACGGCGGCGATATTCCCGATAAAGCCTCATTTATTGAACACCTCGGCATGAAGGAAACGCTTAACCCAACAAAACGCGTGAGTATTGGCAATATCGGAACCGGCGTTTTTGACGGAAGCACACCGTGTATAAATATCGGTGACAGTGACAGTGGATTTATCGGCAGCGCGGATGGCGTACTGGATATTTACTGTAACGGTGCCAAAGTGGGTTATATCAATGGCAACGGGCTGCACATGCTCACCGATATTCATTTCGATAATGCGCGCATGACCACTAATGGCGACATTTTTAGTTCAGTGTGGGGGGATAACTGGCTGAGTATCTGGATTACTAATCAGCTAAATACCCGTGGGACGATTGACTGGATCAATGGTGAACTGGCAATTCGTGACAACAACATCAACACCCGCGCCACATGGGATTATGTTAACCAGACTTTCGCCCGTAAAAATAGCGCCAGCATTCAGGACTGGGGCTGGATTCTGGACGACAGCACCGGATTTATAATGCAGTGGGGAACACTTGGTAACTCAAACGGAACCTACAATTTCCCGCGCGCTTTCCCTGTTGGTTGCTTTGCCGTTTTTGTAACCAATACCAACGCTCAGGGCGCCCAGGTGGATAACGCATTCGGATACCCGGTGAGCAACAGTCAGTTTTTTGCCGCCACCAAGTCATCAGGAATGGCCAATCTGGTCAATAATTTTCCTGTAGCCTGGTTTGCGATTGGGAGATAAATATCAATGAGCGAATATTATTACAGCTTTAAAGAGAAAGGTTTTTTCTGGCAACCGGATACCGAATCCGATAATTCCCCTGACGATTTAATTCCCCTGACAGATGAGTATTACCGCGAGCTTATGCAGGGACAGGTGGACGGAAAATATATTGAGCACAGGAAAGGAGGCCCGGTACTGGTTGAACATCGCGAATATACACCTGAAGAGCTGGTTGCACAGGCTGAAGCCAGAAAAGCGGAACTTCTTGCTGATGCAGAGTCAGCCATTGCACCACTGGCGCGGGCAGTAAAACTAAAAATTGCCACAGATGAGGAGATTAAACGGCTGGACGCCTGGGAACTCTACAGCGTAATGGTAAACCGGGTGGATACAGCTTCCCCTGACTGGCCGGAGAAACCAGCCAGTAGTTTATAATTTGTCAGGAAAGCTCAGGCCTTATTTATAGCAAATATGAAGAAGGCCTGTCTGTCATAACTGATATGGTTACTGGTTAGTATATTAAATTTATACTCAATAACCTCTACACATTTTAAACCAATCTTCAGGGAAGGGTATGCCAGCAGGCCAAAGATTACACCACTTTTGAGGCATTGGCTTAATTGTTTCTTCTTTTTTATGATCTTGAGAGTCTGCCGCTATTGTAAGAGCAGAATATAGTGAAGATGGTAATATTAAAACCATTGCTAAAAATACGCTCTTAACGTGTTTCATAATATGTTGCCTGTTAAATTGTGGCACACTATCCTTACGGTTACAGCATCCTTTACTATAGATATTAAACGTTATTCATTACCATCAGGTGAGTAAATAAAAACCATTTATAAAATATTTAACTTAAATAAAAATGATAAGTACTATTATATTTTCTTTCCAATGTAAATTAATTCATGTGAAAGTGATTTCATGTGCTTTTCAAATCATGGCAGGCTCGCTCCCCCGGAGGAACAGGCCAGTTAACATTATCAGGAGTGTTTGTTATATCAATCAACTTCACTTCATTCTTGTAAGCCAGCCACACTGACAGTTTTGATCCTGTCCGCGTATTGTGGACACAGCCTTAAGCGAGGTTCTGGTTTTCAAATTGCTCCGGACTGAGATCGCCGCAGACCCTGACGGTGCAGGCTGGACGCTATCGTTTTTACATTGCACCTCAGGCCCCAGGTTCACTTCCTCAGCAAGCCGGGGGCGCACCGTAGCGCTGTTTTGCCTGGCTGAAGGCCTCTCTTACGACATTATCGCAGTCCTGCCGGAACTGCTGGTGGGTATTAACGACTGCGCGCCTTGTTTGCCAATGCCGATTCCGAACTCATTCTGACGCCGATCATCATTGCCGTGTTGCTCGCGCCTAGTTTCAGCAAAAGCACCACGCTGGCTATACTCCATTTCTTTTTCCGCAGGGAGAAGTGAGTAAACGAGTATGGAAATGGAGCTTTCCCTATAATGGCGGCTGAAACTATTCATATGTCATGTATTGCAAATGTCAAAGTGATAAATAAAGTTTCAACAGTCTATATTTTTTGTGAAAACGACTCGCTAAGGTGCTAACCCTATATGAGGGACTGATTGAACATCAGATATATCCCGGCTTATTTAATACTGTTTACTATGAGGGTAATAATATGTTTTCTCTTATTAAATGTATTAGTCGCGACTTGATCTGACACATGGCCTTGAAAGGTTGAGAGTTACCGGTTTTGATATGGGTGTCGAATCCTTATACAAAACACGAGGTAACTCTCATGCTTCATACTACCAATCCCGTCATCAAACACAAAGCCGGTTTGCTCAATCTGGCTGAAGAGCTCAGCAACGTGTCGAAAGCCTGTAAAATCATGGGCGTCTCGCGCGATACGTTTTACCGTTATCGTGAACTGGCCGATGAAGGCGGCGTTGATGCGCTGATAAATCGTAGTCGCCGCGCACCTAACCTTAAGAACCGTACCGATGAGGCAACTGAGCAAGCTGTTGTTGATTATGCCGTTGCGTTCCCGGCCCATGGTCAGCACCGAACCAGCAACGAGCTGCGCAAACAGGACGTTTTTATCTCCGGTAGTGGTGTCCATTCCGTCTGGCTGCGCCACAACCTTGAGAACTTCAAAAAACGCCTGAAAGCGCTGGAAGAAAAAGTGGCCCGCGATGGCATTGAACTGACTGACTGCCAGATCGCCGCGCTGGAGCGTAAAGCCAGTGATGATGAAGCCTGTGGTGAGATTGAAACCGCTCATCCGGGATATCTGGGGTCACAGGACACGTTCTACGTGGGCAACCTGAAAGGCGTTGGGCGAATCTATCAGCAGACGTTCGTTGATACATACTTGAAGGTGGCTCACTGCAAGCTCTATGTCACCAAAACGCCGATTACAGCGGCTGATTTGCTGAATGACCGTGTACTGCCGTTTTATGAGTCTCAGGGCCTGCCGATGCTGAGGATACTGACAGACAGGGGTACAGAATATTGCGGCAAAGTGGAACATCATGATTATCAGCTTTATCTGGAGATAAATGACATCGAACACACGAAAACGAAGGCGATGTCCCCGCAGACCAATGGCATCTGCGAGCGGTTCCATAAAACGATACTGAACGAATTTTATCAGGTGACGTTCCGCAAAAAGTTATATGGCGATTTTGATACATTACAATCGGATCTTGATGAATGGCTGGTTCACTATAATAATGAGCGAACCCATCAGGGAAAAATGTGCTGTGGCCGGACGCCGATGGAAACGTTACTTGATGGAAAACGCATCTGGTCTGAGAAGAATTTAAGCCAGATGTAATCTGACAGATACCTGTATAAATAACCGGTAACTGTCAGATCAGGTCTGAGCTAATACAACTAATTGTATGTTATTTGTCGTTTATTGCTAAATTATATCGTTAATTGAAGGCTTGATGCGTGTGTCTGCGTTAATCTCTTTTCATTGTGCTGTAAATTAGGCAGTGGAATATGTTTAATATCCGCAATACACAACCTTCTGTAAGTATGCAGGCTATTGCTGGTGCAGCGGCACCAGAGGCATCTCCGGAAGAAATTGTATGGGAAAAAATTCAGGTTTTTTTCCCGCAGGAAAATTACGAAGAAGCGCAACAGTGTCTCGCTGAACTTTGCCATCCGGCCCGGGGAATGTTGCCTGATCATATCAGCAGCCAGTTTGAGCGTTTAAAAGCGCTTACCTTCCCCGCGTGGGAGGAGAATATTCAGTGTAACAGGGATGGTATAAATCAGTTTTGTATTCTGGATGCAGACAGCAAGGAGATATTGTCAATCACTCTTGATGATGCCGGGAACTATACCGTGAATTGTCAGGGGGACAGTGAAGCACATGACTTCATCATGGACACAGAACAGGGAGAGGAATGCACAGAATTCGCGGAGGGGGCATCCGGGACATCCCTCCGCCCTGCCACAACGGCTTCACAGACGGCAGCAGAGTATGATGCTGTCTGGTCAAAATGGGAAAGGGATGCACCAGCAGGAGAGTCACCCGGCCGCGCAGCAGTGGTACAGGAAATGCGTGATTGCCTGAATAACGGCAATCCAGTGCTTAACGTGGGAGCGTCAGGTCTTACCACCTTACCAGACCGTTTACCACCGCATATTACAACACTGGTTATTCCTGATAATAATCTGACCAGCCTGCCGGAGTTGCCGGAAGGACTACGGGAGCTGGAGGTCTCTGGTAACCTACAACTGACCAGCCTGCCATCGCTGCCGCAGGGACTACAGAAGCTGTGGGCCTATAATAATTGGCTGGTCAGCCTGCCGACGTTGCCGCCAGGACTAGGGGATCTGGCGGTCTCTAATAACCAGCTGACCAGCCTGCCGGAGATGCCGCCAGCACTACGGGAGCTGAGGGTCTCTGGTAACAACCTGACCAGCCTGCCATCGCTGCCGCAGGGACTACAGAAGCTGTGGGCCTATAATAATCGGCTGACCAGCCTGCCGGAGATGTCGCCAGGACTACAGGAGCTGGATGTCTCTCATAACCAGCTGACCCGCCTGCCGCAAAGCCTCACGGGTCTGTCTTCAGCGGCACGCGTATATCTGGACGGGAATCCACTGTCTGTGCGCACTCTGCAGACTCTGCGGGACATCATTGGCCATTCAGGCATCAGGATACACTTCGATATGGCGGGTCCTTCCGTCCCCCGGGAAGCCCGGGCACTGCACCTGGCGGTCGCTGACTGGCTGACGTCTGCACGGGAGGGGGAAGCGGCCCAGGCAGACAGATGGCAGGCGTTCGGACTGGAAGATAACGCCGCCGCCTTCAGCCTCGTCCTGGACAGACTGCGTGAGACGGAAAACTTCAAAAAAGACGCGGGCTTTAAGGCACAGATATCATCCTGGCTGACACAACTGGCTGAAGATGCTGCGCTGAGAGCAAAAACCTTTGCCATGGCAACAGAGGCAACATCAACCTGCGAGGACCGGGTCACACATGCCCTGCACCAGATGAATAACGTACAACTGGTACATAATGCAGAAAAAGGGGAATACGACAACAATCTCCAGGGGCTGGTTTCCACGGGGCGTGAGATGTTCCGCCTGGCAACACTGGAACAGATTGCCCGGGAAAAAGCCGGAACACTGGCTTTAGTCGATGACGTTGAGGTCTATCTGGCGTTCCAGAATAAGCTGAAGGAATCACTTGAGCTGACCAGCGTGACGTCAGAAATGCGTTTCTTTGACGTTTCCGGCGTGACGGTTTCAGACCTTCAGGCTGCGGAGCTTCAGGTGAAAACCGCTGAAAACAGCGGGTTCAGTAAATGGATACTGCAGTGGGGGCCGTTACACAGCGTGCTGGAACGCAAAGTGCCGGAACGCTTTAACGCGCTTCGTGAAAAGCAAATATCGGATTATGAAGACACGTACCGGAAGCTGTATGACGAAGTGCTGAAATCGTCCGGGCTGGTCGACGATACCGATGCAGAACGTACTATCGGAGTAAGTGCGATGGATAGTGCGAAAAAAGAATTTCTGGATGGCCTGCGCGCTCTTGTGGATGAGGTGCTGGGTAGCTATCTGACAGCCCGGTGGCGTCTTAACTGA